TTATTGTCTTTTCTTTTCTTATCTTATCTTATATAACCCCATTTGCTTAGCATTTGCTGACCATTTGCTTAGCATTTGCTCTTTTTTCCTCTGTTAAAAAAAAAGAGGAAGTAACGCTCTTTTGCCGACTACTTCCTCTATACACAAATTATGAAATAATTATCAATAAAATATAGTGTAAATATAATCAATTTTATCGTATTGAATACCAGCCTCGATTATTTTCTTTTAAATGTATTAAAGCAACGTACCTTAAAGCATCTAGTAAGTGATCTGCTCCTATTGGCTTTTGCAGACTATTTCCGTTTTTGTCAGTAGCCCATTTGTAAGTCCTAAACTCTTTTCTTAGGTTACTACTACTAACTACATTTATTTTAAAGCGTTTTAATATGTCTATTCCGTTTAATATACTGTCTCTACCTTTTGTAGCTGGCTTTGCGTTTAAACCTAGTCTATATATCTCTTCAATACTCTTAGGCTCTGCACTATCACAAATAACCTCATCCCTACCTACAATAGGTCTTAGTCTTTCTGCTAGGTCCTGGTTTGTTAATTCTCTTTCGTAGATAATCTCTTTTAAATATAGCTCGTCATCTTTACGATATACAGCAACGCAAGCCGAAGGGTCAATAGAATATCCAAAGTCTAACCCATAAGCTATTAGCTTACAGTCTGGCATAGTATCTACATACTTAACATTCTCATAGACTAACCCACTAATATTGCCATACTCTCCTAGTCCATATATTTTCCAGAACTCCTTATCTGTTTGTTGTAGGTACTCTATTTCTTTAATTAGTGACTTAGGTAGGAATGAATTATTTTTATAGTTAGATACTATTACCTCTACGTCTCCTACTTCATTAGAACGCTTTATTTCTAGCTCCTGGTTAATCCAAATCTGCTCGTCATCTGGGTTAAAGTCTAAAAATATTTTATTCTCGGTTCTCATTAGTAACTGGAAAAATTCCTGTTTATATTCTAACTCATTAGCTTCATTACAATATAATATATTTCTTTTAGCTCCTCTTAGCTTTTGCTCATCGTCAGCTCCTATAAACTCTACTAGTCTTTTACCGTATCTGTATTGTTTTTTAGTTTTGTTGTGATCTATACTATTATACCAGCCTTCAGCTTTTAGAATATCCTCAAAGTCCCTAATAACAGTACCGTCTAGATTAGTTCTATACTTTCTTACAGTGGTCCAGACTCCCTCAGTAATATAGTTACCATTACCATAGTTCCCACTAATTAACCACAAAGCACACAATTGATTTAAGGACCAGGTCTTACTACTCCTAGTACCTCCTCGGTTAATTACTATCTTAGCTTTGGAATCGTAGTTACGTTCGAATATTTCAGTCGCTTCCACGCTTTATATTGATATTGATATTATGGACAGTCTGTTCAATTTCCTGTTTGTCTGGAGCGTTTAATCCGAACATCTTAGCAATAGAATCATAAGCTCCTCTATAGTCACTTCCCTTAACCATTTCTTTAAGTAAATAGAATTTAGCTTTCTGGTCCTTAGTTAAGTTTTCTTTTGCTGCTAGGTCCATTAGATACTCCCAGCTTTTAATCATCTTAAAATAACCCTCAGCTACTTCCTTCCTAGTTATTTGGAAAGACTCAGCTTCTTTTTTTTGTAACTCTTTGACTGTTAGTATTATGTTAGTATCTGCTAATAGCTTACTAGAGTTTACTTTAATAGTGTCTAGACTAGTAGTTTCGCTAACATCATAAGCCCGTCTATAAGCTTCCGAAGCGTTGCCAGTGTTGACATACTCCTCAGCGAATTTTCTTTGTTTAGGTGTTAGCTTTTTAGTCATTCTTTTGTCTTAGTGATACCTTTAACAATATTAGATAGCCTATTAAGTCAGTAACAGTGTCCTCTGTATTGTCATTAATTCCTTTGTTTTTAATCCTAGATAGTTTATCGTCTATTCTAGCACTTATAGCCTCTATAGAATCTAGCTTACTAAATATGCTTATAGGGTTATTAGCAGTGTCTCCATAATCTGCATTTTTTTGTAATAGTAGTTCTATGACTTCCTCACCTATTTTTTTTATTAAGTATTGAGTCTTCATTATTTTAAAGTATTTTCAATTACCTGTTTTATAAAATAGTCTGGTAGTCTCTTCCACTTCTCTTTAGCTGCCATAAATCTAACAAAGTAGTTTACTGGCTTACTACCAAATAGAGCCTTTTGTTCTTTAATTTCTTTAGGTGTTAGTTTCATTTAAAATCTGCTAAGTCTTTAACATCTACTTTAAACATCTTATAATCATTTTCTTTATAGTGTGATACTAAAGCTCTTTTAGTTCCTAACGATTTTATATAAACTCTCTTTCCGTTATATGTTAATCTTCTTTTCATTATTTCATTAATAAATCTCTTCGTCTTCTCGTCTATCATTTTCGTAAATATAAGCTAATTCTAAAACATTATAATCAATTCCAAATTCATAAGTCGCTGACGCTACCCCGTTTATGTCAAAACATTGATAAACCTCTCCGTCTATTTCACTATAATAATAGAGTCCGTCTTCGTCAATAAAGTAGCCATAGCTAACTTTTCTTTTTTGGTGTTCTTTTTTTTCTGACATTCCTTTTCTTTTTTACAGCTTCAGCTTCTTTAGTTGTTAGCCAGTTTAATAGTAGGCTCATTTGGTTTTTTACGCAACTATTACAGGCCCAGCTAATCCTAACGTCTGGATAGTTTTCTTTTAGTATAGGATCAAAATTGTTTCTAAGAAAAGAGATGTCTACTTTACTAGGAAACGCTTTTACTTTGTCATATTCTTTAATTACTTGTTCTATTGTCATAATAATCGTCTTTCTATTATACGCAAAATTAATGGAGTTGTCAATATTAAAGGGTCTAAAGTTATAAAAAAAGTTATTAAACTAATCCAAAAGCTAATACAAAAGCTACAGTTAAAGGGTTTGTAGTCTAGTTTATTTATCATAGGTCTAGCATAATCTGTCCAGGTAGTGGCTAGTGATATTATTATTAAAGTGTTAAGTATAGAATTCATTTATCGACCAATTTTTTTTTATTTTATTTGCTAATTCTTTAAATTTATATTGTATAGTGTTTTGATGTATGTTAGTCTTTTTAGCTAGACACTGCTTATTGCCAGAGCAAAGTAATAAATGTTCTAACATAATCTTATCTAAACCCTCTAGAGAGTTAATAAGGTCTTTTAGTACCTCATCTTTAAAACAGGTATTAGTATAAGTCTCTATGTCTTCTAAACTGCTAAAGTGACTAGGTATATAGTATTTAGTTTTGTATCTACTACGCTCACTTATTATTTGAAATATACAGAGTTTGTAAACGTATTTCTTAATTGAGTTTTCGCTGTCTAATCGTATAATAAAATCCTCCCCTTTGTTTAGTAGTAGTATAAAGATGTCCTGTTTAAAGTCTTCTAATTCGACTACCTTATACTCCCTACCTATATACAAAATAAAGTTCTCTATTTTCTTAATTAGTTTGTTATTCACTTAATCCTTAGTTACGTTATACAATTCAGACTTTAAGAAACTTATATTTGTTCTCATAGCATCTACTACTCTATACCCAGACTCTAATAATCTTCTTAGTTGGTACATTTCAGGGACTTCTACTTTAGCTTCATTAGTGGCTCTAGCTACAGAAAACCCTTCAGCTACTTTAGTATGTATTACTTTCTCATAGTCTTCGTGTGCCTTAGTTCTCATAGTTTCTATGTGATATAGTCTGCTAGTTAATTCTTTTAGTTGCTGGTTTAATTTATTACCGTCAAATATATTAGTATTGTTATACTCTTCTATTAGTTCAGCTATTCGTTCTAGTGTCGATTTCATTTTGTAAGTCTTGTATTGTTTTAAGTAAATTCATAAAGTCCTCGAATTCTAAACAGGCATAGTCTTTCTCAAAGTTTTTAGTAAATACTACTACAGGTGTTTTACCCATTGGCTTATCTGCTCTAGCCTGAGCTAGTGCTTTCCAAATATTTAGCTTTTCCTGGTTTTTACATTCCCAGTGATAGTCGTATAATACAGAGTCTGGGTTAATGTCTATAATATCCCCTTTTATACTCATTCCCCCACTCATTGGAGTACGTCTTACATTAGTATTAAATTTATTATTTAATTGCTTTGCTACGTCTCTCTCGAATCGTTTTCCTTTTTGGTTAGCATTCATTTTTGGAAGTGTTTTCTTATTACTGCTCCTAAGTCCGCATTATTTGGGTAAATAGTACATAAGTAGTTTATACTGTTTTCTATAGGACTGTCTGGGTTTTTATATACTGAGTCTTTAGTCTGCCTATATTCGTTTAAAGTTCTTTTTTTCATAATTTTTTCCGTTGTTTTCTGTCTTCAGAAATTTGTTTAAATAGCAATACAAAACAGCATCCAGCTAAAAAACAAAGTATGTGAGACACTAAAATTAATAAAAATATATTATTCATTATCTTTTAAGTTTGATGACTCTAATTCGGCTTTTTTTAGGTCGTGTTTATATTTATCGAAGCTAGTTTTTAATATAGCATTTTCTTTATAAGATACAGCGTTCTCATATTTTAATTTAGCTATTTGTTTCCTTTGCTTTCTAATTTCGTCTTGTAGTTCGTGTATTAGTTCTAGTATGTCTACTAAAGTCTCTAATCCATCCCTTTTAACTTTGTCTTTTTTCTTTTCTAGTTGGTGACTAGCTTTAATAATTAATATATCTAGTTTGTTTTTTCTTAATAATACGTCTAATTCGTCCATAATTTTGTGTTATTTATTTGTGTTTTTTAAAATGTTGTGTCCTCCAATAGTGAATCCTAAACCTCCGTTATAATCAAAACAAAGCGGCTCGTCTAGTGTTGGTGTGCCTCCGGTTTCCTTATCTTTAATTTTTTCTACTCTTAGCTGGGTCATCATCCATAACTGAGGACTATTAATAAAACGGTGAATACTCAATAGCTGATCGCATCTGTTGGCGAAAACCTGACCCCCCTCAATATCAGATTTTCTAGGAGGTTGTATATAAGACGCGAATTCGTGACCAGGAGGATATACTCTCCGAGCTGACTCTGTCATAGGGTGAGTCATTAAATATATAGCTTTGCCAGTAGTATTACAAAACTCTCTAATATCATTACAGATTAAATAGTTACGCTCGTATTGATTGACTCGCCTGTCGTGATTTAATCCAGTAAAAGGATCAATTACTCCAGCATCACAATTAGACTCCTTAAATATCTTTAATAGTTCCTTATGATTATACATTTTTTTATTAGATACAAAAGTAAACCAGCTATCTATTTTATTATTATATTTCTCTATTTCTGCTTTTGTTAGTTTGTTTAGTTTGCTTTGTGAATACATTTGTATTAAATCTCTAGTCAATTGACCAGCTGAATTTTCACCTGACCAAATACACCACTTAATATTATGCTTAACACTTAAAGCTAAAAAATACCATAACATAAAATTAGTTTTACCTACATTATCTAAGCCTACTATAATCGAAAAGCTACCTCTTTTATATAATACCCAGTTATCTAATTCGTTTCCAATACCTAGTCCTCTTTTTATTTTACCCTCTTTAAAAGCGAATAAATATTTTAGCTGCTCCTCCTTTTCAAGTATCATTCTTTTGTGCTTTTATAAAGTTATTGATACTACTAGTAGATAAATAAGGGTCATTAGTTTTTACTTTAGTCTTTTTAGACTTCTTAGCAGCTTCGACTCTTTTAATATACTGTTCTTTTCTCTCGTTATATTGTTTATCTAAAAATTTTATTTTAATTTGGTTACCCTTTTTTTGTATTAGCTCCTCTTCTAGTAGAGTATCTAGTGACTCTTGCCCTATTCGTCTACATAGTTTTATGTATGTCATTTTACAATCTTTATTCCAGTAGTGGCATACAGCATCAATAAAAGCTCCTTTGTCTTCTTTAGATAAATAATTAATCTCTCCCCCTATCCACTGACTAGGAAAAAATTTAAAGTAAGGTAGTTCTTCGCTCATTTATTTGTGTTTGTTGTGTTGGTTTTAATTGATAAAAATATTTATTTATTTTGTTATTTTTGTTAAAGTCTGTTTGATAACTTACTCTTTGAGTTATGATCTTAGACTCTAAAAGGTTTGTTCTTTGCTCTTCTAAGTTATAAAAAAAATAGCCTTTCTCGTCTTTAACACAATAGTAAGGTGTTTTAGAATAGTACTCAGCTGCCATAATTAAGGATAAAAATTTATCTATTTGTATATATTTATTCTCATAAAATTTATTTCTAAACTTAAATTCTATTATTAATTTATCACTTTGACAATCCCACATACTAAAATTACTAGCTGTCTTAACTAAATTCAAATTATATTTATTATTAAAATATTCTATTGATAATAATACTTTTTGCTCTTCAGTTAAATTAGATTTCATAGTAAGCAGTGTTTTTTTCTTTGTAATTATTATAGGCTTTTATTTCATTAGCGTTTAAATCTTCAAAATTATAGCTTAATTCTAAAGCTCCGTATGACATTTCGTCTTCATAATAAGCAGTATTTTTATTATTCAAGTGGACCATTTTAATATTTAGTATGTCCTGCCATAAATTAGATTTTATAAAAGCTCTAGATAATCCGTACCTATTAGAAATATATTCAAAAGGTTTTCCCTTAATTAAATAAATGGAGATAAGGCTTCTTTCCTTATCTCCTAAAATGTGATTATATATATAGTCTGAATTCATTTTTTATAAAAAATTATATCGTTTTTTTTAAATTCATTTATAATATGATCTACTCTAAAAGGGTAAATCATCAGACTCTTCTACTGGAGCAGCTACTTTCTGTTGTGTTTGTTCCTTTTCTGGCTGGTATGTATTAACGCTCAAACTAACGTCTTTCCCGTATTGGTCCGCCTGGTCCTTAACGTTTATATTTAGCTTTAGATACTTATTACCTTTATAGTCAAATATATGTTCTTTTGCTTTGTCTAAGTGTACTGTTACTGTAAGCCAATTGTCGCTTCTTTTATTACCGCCACCGCAGTAAACTGTTTTTTGTTTTTCCATTTTTATTTATTTATTTGTGATTATCATATTATACTCATTTAAGTATAATTCCATTAAAGGCTTAAATTTATTAATTGAAGTTATTGAAGGGTGGTCTGTTTTAGCCATCTCTTCATACTTTTTAAATAAAAAATTTATAGTTTTTTTATCTTTTTTAGCTTTAACATAAGCTACATAAATTAACTCTCTAACACAATAGGCAGCTATTTTATTTTTACCGTATTCTTTATTTAAGTAAGAAAATTTATTTACTAAATAATCTCCGAAATTTTTGTCATTAATTTTAGCTAATCCCTTTTTAAAATTATCATTATATCCTGGCTTATAAGTGAAATAACAGTGTACTATATTGCCTACAGATATATTATTAGAATTTGCTTTGTAAGAATCATATACTATTTTATAGTCATTATTTTCTCTAGCAAACGCTTTTAAATAGTCTAAAGTATTCCAGGCTCTGTTACCGTTGTTAAGGCTTATAATACAATTTAAGTGATCCTTTTCAACATTAGTATTAATCCAACTAACTATATAAGCTGGGACTGTTGACTGTCCTAGCAACTTAGCTGACTCTATTCTATGGTGTCCCTCTATTACATCACCTTTATTAGAAATTATTACTGGACTTAGCCAGTCGTTTTGTTTTAATTTATGTTTAAAATTCTCAGCGTGTTTGCTATATAAATCTCTATTTACTTTAGCTGGTTTTAAATCACTAATTAAATAGTAAGGCTTAAAAACTCCTCTTTTAAGCTCGTTGTCTGTTGTTGTATTTTTCATTTTATTTATTATTTAATTTAGAATAATCTTCCTTTGTCATTACTATATAGCTATTTTTTTCTAATAATTTAATAGCGTCTTTTATTTTTTGTTGTTCTATTCGATAAGTGTCGAAAATTTGATTATATATACTCATAGTTTATAGGTTATGTTGTTTATATGTTCTCTACACTCTACTACTCTAGTGTAAATTTGGTCTATATCAGTATCGTTTCTTTCTATTTCAAATACTTTAATCCTATACTTAGAATCTATACTAGAATACTTATACTGTTTAGCAAATGTATCATAGTCTAAATTACTATTAAAATACTCTTTTTTAATTAGCTCGTCTGGAGTGTCCATAAGCGTATAAATTAACTTATAAGAATCTAATCCAGTCAAAGCTAAATAACCTTGAGCTTGCCAGTAATAGGCTTTGTTAGGAACGTTATTAAAGAAAAGAGGAAAAGTAAAACAGTCCCAGCTATTTTTTACGTCTATTATATGATCTTCTAATATTGCGTCTGGTGTGCCAGTTAAAAATTCATTTTCAAAAGACTTTTCATTCTTAACTAAACTACCATAACCTAACTCACTAGCTACAAAGTCTAAAGAGCTTTGTTCTACTATATTACCTTTGTCAGTGTATTTACTAGTAAATTCTTTTTTACGTCCGTAGATTTGTTCTTTTAGCCACTCCTCGCAATAGCTAGCAGTAGTCTTAGATAGATATTCTTTTTTACTTCTAGGATTAGACATAATCTGTCCTATAGCTGAACATCTTATTTTAAATAGTGTCATCTTCTTTATTGTTTATTTTGTTGTATAATTTTTTAGCGTCTATATCAGTATATAAATCCTCTAAAAATTCGTTTTGTTCTTTTTTATTATCTTCTATCCAGTAGTCGTAAGCGGATTTTTCCTTTTCTAATTCTTTTAAAATCATTTCGCACTGGTTTTTTATATTTTCTATGTGGTCAAATATTGTCATAATTATTGATTTTTAATTGCGTTAGCGACCTCATCAGCACTAGCTACATTACTATCTACTCCTATTCCAAAATTAGCTAAGCATCGACCCCAGCTACTAGTCTCACAGTTTTCTATAAATGAAGTCTTATTTATAAAACTAGAGTTTTGCTTTTCGTGAGCGTACCCACTAGCTACCTCTACTCCTTTGTCGTTTATTATACTAGATCTTATTATAACTCCGTTGTCATTAATGTGAGTTATTTCTGAAGTTAAGCAATAACCAGTAAATTTTTCTCTAAAGTATTTAATTCTTTCGTTTACTGTTACATAAGATTTTCCTTTTATGTCTACAGTCTTTAGTCTATTAGTTGTCATATTGTTGTATTTTGGTTAGTATATTAATTATCTTAATTATTCTTTTTTCGTCGTAATTAATGTTTAGTTGTTTCATTTCTTTAGCTATAGTCTCTACTACTGCTATATAACGTCCAAATCTATTTTGATGTATTTCTATATCATTATTAGTTAAGTAAAATCTACATATTACTCTTTTATTCCAGTTAGCCTGTATAATAATATTAAGTAACCTTTGGCTCAGAAAGTTATGTCTTTCGTGACGCTCCCAGTGTTCTAAATAATCATTATGGGAGTTATAATATATATTAGATTGCATACTTAATTGTTTTTATTATAATCCTCCATTAGTTGTAACATTACTGAGCTATAAGATTTGTGACCGTTAGCTCTGCATTTTTCCTGGAATTCTATTAAAGTGTCCATCCTCTCAGCTGGCACATAGAAGGTCCTAGTTGTGTAGTTTATTGTCTTTGACATTGTATTTATTTTAAATGTTTGTTTTGTAAATATATATATAAATATAATACAAACAACAAAAAGACTAAAAAAAAATATAATTATATTTAAAATAGATGAGTAAGTCTAGCGACTTGTCCGAACTCACTAAACAAAAAAGCCTCTATAGCTTTGTTATTAGAACTTTGATAACCAGAGGTATGGTGATATATGTCAGCTTCCGTAGGTGACATAAGAGACTCGACCCAAAGACCTGGAAATTGTTTACTAACTTTGTGATGTATATGCTGAGTAAACATATATCTATACTTAGTCTCACTCCAAAATTTACACTCGTCTGCTACTATCATAGGTAGGGTTTCAGCTTTTATTTTATGACTATGACAGCTACTAATTAGATTAGTTTTATATTTATAATACTTTCTCATTTGTAAACTAACATCAAAAGTAACGTCTTTATTATGTCTAAACCATACTGCTAATATTTCAGCTACTAGCCAGCCGATAGTGTTATCGTGATTTCCTGGTGTGAACATTACGTGAACAGTACTAACTTCTAGTAGCATCTCTATAATAGATACCATTAACCTCTTAGCTATTTGGAAGTGATCGCTTAATAATCCATCTACCTCGTTTTGTTTAGTACCTCTCTTAGTAGTATTGTCAAAATTATCAACGTGCAATAAGTCCCCAGATAATAGTAAAATAGTCTTATCTATGTTAAACCCTTGAGCTTTGTTTAAACAGCCTCTCACCCCTTCTAAGGCTCTAGTAACTGCTATTTGATTATTATACTCCTCTCCACTTACAAAAGACTTACATAACTTTCCTATATGTAAATCTGACGGACACATAAATAGTAAGTGACTATCTTTGTATTTAATCCTATCTATTTTAGGGTATTTAGGACTGTATTCTTTTAGCTCTTCTATTAATTCTTTACTTAATTTTTTAAAGTCTAGCTCTGTAGCTTTAGGTAGTTTAAAGTAAAGACTAGCAGTTTTGTTTTTAATCCAGCCACTATGTAAGGTACTAGGGTCTAAGTTCTCTTTCTCACATTCATACTTAGCTCTCCTATACTGTTCTACTATTTCGGCTTCGTCTGGTTTTAATCTATATTTAGGATTAGCTTTTCCGCTTTCCTGGTATCTTTTATGGTGATGTTTATTTTTGTCCACTTTTTAAAGAAAGCTAAATATAGTTAATTTTTTCTTATTGAACTTCCATAGAAATAACCAAATAAACTCAAAGTGATACCTTCACATAAACCGATTAAAGTATAAAATGTTTTCTCGTTGTTTTCTGGGATTGTTATATATACTATAGCATATACTAAAAAAACAAAAGTACCTAGTCCTACTAGACCAGTTAAAGTAAACATTAAATCAAACTTCTTAACCTTAGCTATTTCTACTTCTCTCTTTCTAGCAGAGTCTCTGTCTGCTACTTCAGTTTTATAGGCTTCTATTAGTTGGTTATGTAATTCTTTTTTAGTCTCAGGGTCTATAGTCTCATCTTTGTCTATAAGGTTTTTAACTATTCCTAAAGCTCCTTTATCTGGTAATACATCCCCTACTATATCTAGTATATTTGGAGCTTTGTTTTTTAAAAATTTACCTATTACAGTGTCTTTAAATTTCTTTTTATTACTCATAAGATTTGTACTTAGTTCTATTATTAGAATCTTTATAAGCTACTAAGATTTGTTTTCTTTGTGATCCGTTTGTATTATAGCTAACGTGAACCCAGTCTGGGTTAGTATTACTACCAAACTCCCAAATTAATTGGTCAAACTCTAAATTATTTTTTATATACTCGAAAATTTCACCGTTACTAGGTAAATTATAAGCGTCTCTATCTATATCAATAGCTTGTCCTTTACAGTGCTGAGATGACTTACTCCCACCTATAGCTTTATTAAGAGCCTCACTACGATACCCACTACTAACATATATAGGACATCCGTAATAATCTCTAATAGGTTGAAATATCTTTTTAGCTAGTATTTGTAAATTAACTAAATGTTCTTTTGTTGGTTCGTTGCTTATACCTAGTCTTTTAGCTGTTCTAGACTTAGTTACTTCGGATAAATATAAATTTTTACTTAGTTTCATTATTTCTCCTGTTGACTTTTTTTTTTGCGTTGATAAGTAGTCTTTCCTCCATTCTAGCTAGCTTCTCTCTTAGGTGAGTGTTTTCTGTTATTAATGAGTCAATTTTCTTTTCTAAGTCCCCTATCTTTTCTTTTAGCTGTTCTATTACCTGTATTTGGAAGTCATCAGTCCTAGCATCTTTATTGGCGTTAATGTCCATTTTCTTTTTGATAATGTCCCAAATTTGTTTAATACCTAAGCCACCAACTAGAGCAGTTATGGCCATTAGTAGACTGTGATCTTCCATTTTATATAATATTTTAGCGTCCCTGTTTTGCATAGGGTTTTACATAATTCTTACTACTTTTATTTTTAGACATATTTTTGCTATGTCTACCTTTTAGCCTTTTTTTAGGCTTATATATTTTAGCTATTAATCCTCTCATTCTGGCATAGGTTCTGTCCATTCAGGAGTTGCCATTAAAGCTAAAGCCTGTTCGTGAGTCATTATCTCACCTACGATAGGTAAACTTCCATTTGTAATAAACGAAGGTGTTGTACTCCACGAAATTAAGCCTTGAGTATTAGCTAAATTACGTCTCATTGTTTGAGCTGAAGATTGATTAACCTGTGAAAAAATTACCTTATCTGTTTCTGTTAATTCTATTACTGCGTATTGTCTCATTTTTTTATTTATTTAATATTTTTAACTCGGTACTGATGTTGATTTTGCATCAACGCCCATTCCATAACTTACTGCATTTGCTGTACTATAAGGTGCGTCTCCGATAATATTATCAGCTCCTCCCATTCCATTACTTAAACCGTTTCCAGACGTTCCAACTCCGTTTATTAAATCTGCTTCTGTCATATTTGCACTTGTTCCGTTGTTAGTTCCTTTCTTATCCAACACAGTCCAATTAGTACCATCAAAAGAACTGTTTTCCCCTAACTGCCACCAGCTAACAAGGTTTGAATAAGCACTGTGATTATTAAGATTTGAAGGCTTACCTTGATTGTAAAGTTCTGTGATTTGTGCTGCTGTTAAAGCAGCGTTCCAAATAGATACATTTGAAATTTCACCATTAGTATCAAACCCAGTAAGAACTTCACTATTTCCAATTCTTAAATTTTTAAGTGTTGAAGCTGCAAAAGTTGTAGTACTACTTGTTAAAGGTGTTCTACCATTTATATATAAACTTTGATTTCCATTAGAACCTCCTGTGCTTTCAAAAACAAATACTATATTATACCAAACATCTGTACTTAAACCAGTTGCTATTAGTTTATCACTAGCACCATATGCCCAGGCGTGAATAGCATTTCCACTTCTAAAGTCTATATGATAACCTGCACCAGAACTAATATTTGAATCTTTAGATATTATAGCATTGTTTCCTGTATTGTTAATTTTAGCCCAACAAGATATACTAAATGAACTACTAAACTGCAACTCTGTTGGATTACCTACATCTATATAATCCGAAGTTCCATCAAATGAAAGTCCGTACCTTGAGTAAGGTTGTGTTATTAATAAGTTAGATTGTACTAGATAAGACGCTTGCATTTTCTCAAAAGAATTTGGAAAATTACCAACAGCTGAATTGTTATTTGAACTTGAATCTGGAGATGTCCATATACCAGCTACAGCATCAAAAGTACTACCAGCATTAAACTGCCACCACCCTTGTAAGTTACTATAAGAACTTATATTTACAGGTGTTCCATTATTGAATAATGAAGTAGCAGACTCACTTCCTGTTTCTGGTAAAGCAGCATCAAATACTGAAAAATTTGAAAGTTGTCCTCTAAATTCAGAAAGTCCAGCAAGATTTGCTTTTCCTATTATAGTTTGATTTTGTGCTAAAGTTATAGAACTTGGAACAGTACCACCAGCTGGGTAGTTAGAAGCGGAAACAGAAACAAAGTTTCCACTATTAGCATTCCCGTAAAGTATCATATCAGTTCCTGTGTATACAGCGGTTATGTTAATCCATCTATTAGTTCCAAATAAACGATCATCGCCAGTTAAATTGTGTTGTGTTGATAGTGTATAAGAATCTCCACCACCTTGACAGTTAAAAACTAAAAAACTATTAGCGTTTATTGAAATAGAAATTTTTTCAGTATTAGCTCCTGTTGTGTCTTCATTTACCCAAATAGTTCTTCCAACAAAATCTTGATTTACCCACATACTTATAGTAAATGCTGAATAACCGTAATCTTCACTTACAACAAAACCTTGATTTAAATTAGCTGGATTTATTTTTAAATTATAATCTTGTAATGCTCCGTTATTTACTAAATACTCTGAACCGTTAAACGCTGCATAATCACCAATTGGATAGTAAGCTTTAGGCTTTGGACTTAAACTCATTGGATTACCAACACCAGTGCTTGAGCTACCTTGTAAATCTGATATTTGTTGAGCTGAAAGTGCATAATCAAATATTGATACCTCTGTCATATAGCCATTTATTGCCTGTGTATTTCCAGCTCTTGCTCCTATTGTTAAAGGTGGTGTAGTATTCATATCACCTGTATAACTAGCTGTTTGGTCGGCAGAACCGCCATTTATATGAGTTGATAAAGTACCGCTTTCTCTTTTTAAAATAATATTATACCAAGTGTTTGCAGCTAAAGCAGTGCCTGAACTACCAATTTTTAAAGAACCTTCAAGCCAAACTTGTAAAATTCCATTATCATTTAAATAAAAAGCAACAGCTCTTTCATTGGCCGTTGAACTTGTCCTAAAATCTAATATATAAGGAAAATAATTTGAAGTAAAAGAATCAACTTTTATCCAAGCTGATAAAGTAAAATCACCTGTTCCAAAATTAAATGCGTTATTTGAAGAAACAATTACAGATTGACTTGTTCCAGATCCAAAATCTAAACTATAATTACTTAACTTATCCTTGTTAGTGTTTTCCGGCATTCGCCACGTTGGTGATATCCATTTAGTTGCCATATAATTTTTTTAATCTCCCATTCTATACCAGGCTTCAAGTGCGCCTCCAGGTGTTTCAGTTAAATCAGCTACCTTACTAGGATTATTTGCTGTAGTATCGTATATAGCTTGTATTGTGTCAGCAGATAAAGCTTTTGTAAATGTCGCTACTTCATCTATATATCCATTCCAAAACCCTGTATATGTTGTTAAACCTGTTCTTGCACATCCTAAATTTATTTGTGGATATGTACCACCAGTAGATTTAGATGAATAAGGTAAGCTATAAGGTACTTCACCTAAAGTTCTTGTGCCATCTGTTGAACTTGAATTTGTAGTATTTGGTAATAAAAATTCATTTCCATTAATATATATCTTAACCCTATTAACTGCACTTGCATCATACACGTAAGCTAAATGATACCAAACATCTTGCTCCCAAGTTATCCCAGAACCTGAATAAGTAGAATTAGAATTATCATATATAAAACTTTGTGTGTTTAAAACACCTGTCTGTGTTGCATTAGCTCCATATAAAAGAATACTTAAATTTCTACCCGCTTGTGTAGTTTGGTTAAATCTTATCCACATTAAATTATTTGAACTTGAACCACAAGTTAAACTCATAAATGTCTTAACACCTCCTGAACTTGCGTTATTTAATTTAAACCATAAACTAATACTTCCTTCAGTTTCTCCTGTTGATGCTCCAGCAACATTTGGTGTAAAATGTGTTCCTCCAT